TGGGGTAACTCAGGCAAGATTGCACCCATGAACCCTAAACCAGCCTCTGAGAGGACTGTAAACGTCAAAGCAAACCAACGTGAACTTCAAGAGGATTTACCTTTTTGATTATGTACTTAGTAACTTTTCCAAACAATCCCTATATAGGTCAGATTTTTTATCATGCACAATCTAAAAGAACCTATGAATTTTGTGAAACTACAAGAACAGATGAGCTTACTGGTATCGTGCATGAATCTGCAACATGGTTTGATATTACAGAAAAGGATTTAGTTCCTTAAGTAGAGGCATGATCCGCTAAACCTCCGTTAGTTAAGTATTCTGCTCTTTTGCAATTAAAAATAAGCCGACTGACTTTAGGCTTTTGCACTAATTAGTTGCAGAAAGTTATGAGTTCTCATTGAAGAGTGAATAGTAAGTCAGAAAGACCATAAGTCATGTAGGGCTATTCATTAAGATTACAGGGTCAGTAAGTCCTCTATTTTTTATTAAATAAAACATATCTAATGCGATCCCAAAGGGTCGCTTTTTTCTTGCTTAGTCGTTTTTCTAATTTATAAATATATGCTTGCTGTGACGCTATTACATCAAGTGAAGTGCTTACAAAGTGAGCTTGCTTTGCATTTGTTTTAAGTAATTTAATTGAATAAGGCTTTAGCAATTCAATGTTTTCTAGTTTCTCAATAAACTGTATAGACTTTTGCACCTCAAACTCACCCTCAAGGCTGTAAGTAGATGTTAGGGCTTTAATTATGTCCATTACACGCTAGGCCATAATTTTTCTTTTACCAGTTTTACAATTTCGTCATCAATATCCGTATCAGTGGAAGCGGCATAGTCCTCCAGCAATCCTACAACTAAGGATTTCACTGCATTTGACTTAACGAAAAATTTTAAAATAGGCTTGATAAATCTAATCATTGAATTGTTTGTTTTTCCAAACATAGCTAAATTGCTAGTATTAGACAAGAAACCTTAATCTCATGGAAGATCAAGAAGAAAAAGAGGGTAATGGTCTGATTGCTAATGTGGTTCAGATGATTATACTTTTTTGGAGTTTGGCCGTAATTTCTTGGTCATACTTTAATCCAAACCCTACAAGACAAATTGATACAACATTTGCGGCTGGACTTCTGAGTGCTGTAACTGCCCAGTACGGCTTAAATATCAAGAAAAATAGTGACAAAAAGAAACAAAATGGTAATGTTAAGATAGTTGACAATAAAGATTCCAAAGTTGGAGTAGTAAAAAAATGAAGAAATTACTGCCTTTTATCATCTTTCTTTCTCCATCTAATGCTTTTGCAGAAATTACCCAAAAGTTTGTAACCTCTGCTCAAATATCTATTGACTCTCCATATGTCATTACAAATGCAGCACCAAGTTCATACAGCATAAGCGGAAATAACATTACTACTTCAACAGGAACTGGTGATGGTGTTGTTGCAAATGCAATTGGTGGTTTAAATCTTGGCAGTATAACTAATGGTGTTCCAGCTTTAGTAAATACAAATAAATCGGTTACAACGGCAGGGTCAGCGTTCTCACTATCAGAGTCGTATCAGGCTGGGGACGTTACACAATCTGCAATCACGCCTTCAAGCGGCATAGCAACACTACCAATATTAGGTGGCACTACAACTGTCATTTCTGGTGGTACTGCTGGCAACCTTGCTCTTACTTCGTTATCCTCAGGTGTTCATACTTGTACTGCTGGTGGTTCTGGAACAAGTTGCATAGGATCAACAACAGTAACTATTACCATTGACTAAATTTTGGTTATTATTAATATTAGTATCACCTCTGAGAACCCTTGCAACCCCAGTAGTGCCTCAATTTAGGTCAGGTTCTAGTACTCAGAGTTCAACTTCGCAAACTGTAGTAAATGAGCAGATTTCTAGCTATTCATGGAATAATGGCTTCACTTATTCCGCAAGTGGTCACAATATTGAGTCGGCTGATCTCAACGGTTATATTAACGCTGATGTCATTACAGAGACAACCCAGACACTTCAAGGGGTTAATTTTAGTTGGACAAGTCCAGACTTACAGGCAGTTCCAAGATGGAAAATAGTAAATCCTTCAGAAAGTTTCAGCTTGGTCGAATCATTACAGGGAAGTGGAATCGACACAATAACTCACATAAATCGAACAATAACAACAACTACAACCACAGAAACAACTTCTATCTTTGGGCAATAATTTTATTTCTTAGCCCTGCAAAAGTTTTAGCCAATACCACAGTCGCCTCGCCAAATAGTACAGCACAAGGGGTAGTTAATAATAATGCCACAATGATAACGCCTTCTAGCCACCCTCAGAATCGCTACAGTCAAGGGATTGTTTGTACCTCGCCCAGTTTGACCATAACTCCTTATCTAACAGACGCATGGAGTTTTAACAGACCAATAGAAAGATTTACATTTCAAGAAATATATGATGAAGATACAGGTGAAGTAAAATATATTCAAAAAACCCCAAGATTTGAAAAAGATAATTACAACTTAAATTATGGAATATCTTTGCAATTAAATATTCCTTTAGGTAAAGGTGGAGATTTATGCCAAAAGGCAGCAGAGGTGAATATCAAGGCTCAGGAGTTATTGATAGCAAAAACAAAAATGGAAATGGAATTATATCGTCTTTCGATTTGTGGAGAACAAGCAAGGTTAGGAGTTGTGTTTGTAGGGAAGTATCAAGTGAATTGTGATGGGATACAACTTATTCCCCAACCTAATCAAGTATTACCGCATAGTCATCAAATTGACTTAAAACTAGAAAAATAGTCCACTCAGAATCGCCTACAAGTGGCCTCTGGATTTCTTTGCTTATGTTTATACCTTGCTTTTCTTTGAAAAACGCTTACCTAATTGCTTCATACCACTCTTTGCAATTCCTTGTATTACAGGGACAAGAGCCGCAGACCCACCAGCAACCACACCGATAATAGCAGTAGAAATGAGTACCTCAGGTGAACCAATAAAAGTTTCTCTGAATGAGACTTTTTCCCAGATTGGGTCACAAGAACCCCCTATGCCTTTTTCGTATTTTACCAATTTTTCAATTCTTGACGAATTTCTATAATCTCCTGTTCTAAATGGGGCATCTTTTGGTGGACATGGCTCTATCTTAATTTCTTCTTTTTTATCTTCTGTATTTTCTACCTTTGGCACATCTGACTCTGGCATTGGTGGAGTTTGATTTGATATTGGCAAATTTTCAGTAATTACCAACTGATCTGGTCTATAGTCGATAGGGTAAAAGCTAGGGAATAAAGACTCTCCACAGGTCAGAAACACTCCGTTTGGGTCATCAAGCAAAAGTTGTGAATTACCAGTATTTTTAATATCTCTATGCTGATAAGTGCAACCTACAACATCTATTTCTAGATTTGTTATCACAGGCAATACAGGATCAGGCTTATATATCTCAGGAATATATACTTCTGGAATATTTATTTGTCTGATACCGATTTCTGGTATCTCCATTATTTTGTTGTTTGTGTTGTTTGTGTTGTTTTGTATTTTGGAATCGCCTCGCTAGTCATATCTGGTAAAGCATTGTCCAAAACTTTTGGCATCAAACTTTGTACATTATCAAGCACCTCATTCATTACTCTTGCTTTAAACTGTTCAGAGGTAATAAAGCGGTAAGCGTAATATGAACCGCCAAGCATTGACACACTAAGCAAAAGAGACAACAATGAAGCTATCTGACAAATTTTTTGAAACATAATGCTGAAAGAAATTTTAAGAATGTTAGTTATGCCTTTGACTTTGACAACCCTGTTTCTTCTGGTTGCTCTAATGCCTCTCTATTTGATGGCTGGCTTGATTCGGGTGCAGCTTGAGTCTCAAGAATCTGCTGTTCCAAAATCTTCATTGCACCATTAGTCTCATGTAAAGCAATCCATAACTGCTCTCTTTGTTGAGCTAGTTGCTGTAATCTTTCCTGTAAATTCATAATCTAATAAAGTTTTTTACCAGCAGTTATGGCAGCATCAATAGCTGTGAAGTCCTCTGATGTCCAAATAGATGTTGTTTCATCTAGTTTTTTGTAAGCTTTGATAATTTCAAGATGCTCTACGTTACGTTTGATCTTAGCTTTAAAGTCATCATCAGTTTCATCTGATGCTTGAGCAGTACCGATAACAGTCACGCTATCACCAGCAGCAGAGAAGATTGCTGCAATTTCATCTGCGGTTTTTTCTTCCATAATAAAAACTTAGTTGTTTACAGTTTACCCTGCTTCGAGGGCTGTTACTTTAGTTGATAACTCTTTTATAGCATTTAACATATGCCAGAACAATTCATCAGTATCTACTGTTTTAACACCTTTTTCATTTGTTGTAACACAATTTGGTGCAACAGTTTCTAATTCCTGTGCAATAATTCCAATCTGTGTTTCTGTTTTACCCTGCCCTATCAAGACTTGGTGAACTCCATCTGCATTTGGAAATTCACTCATATCAACTGTGTCATCTGAGGTGACAGGAGAGCCATCAGTATATTGTTTGTATTTAAAATTCTTTACTGTGATGTTATTTATAATTGATAAACCTACTGTATTTGTAACTATGTCTTTTTTAAGTCTTTGATCTGAAGTTGTTGACCAAGTGGAACTATTACTGCCTTGAAAACAGTTACCTGAGCTATCTCCATGTATCCAAGTAGCAGAATTACCTGCACCTGTATTACTACGAGCTATATATAATTGATTACTTGTAGTCCCTATCTGACCTCTACCAGCGTTATAACCAATTGCAGCATTATTACTTCCTGATGTAACACCTAAACCAGAATTTACTCCAATAGCTGTGTTATTTGTACCTGTATTTAAATCCCCTAAACTATCATAACCTACAGCAGCATTATTATCACCTGTGGTACAAGCATCTAAAACAAGTCTTCCGCAAGCTGTGTTTTTATCGCCAGTTGTAGCAGAAGCTAAAGCACTTACTCCTATAGCAGTATTGTCGTTTGCCGTTGTATTAGCTCCGAGTGCGTTATAGCCTACAGCAACTAAGTCTTGACCTGTGGTGTTAGCATCTAAAGCAGTTGAACCAACAGCTACATTTGAATGGCCTGTAGTGTTTGAAATCATGGCACTTGAACCGATTGCGGTATTACCAGATGCAGTAGTATTAGCCAGTAATGCTTTATTACCTAGTGCTGTATTAAAGTTTCCTGTTGTATTAGCTCCAAGTGGACCTTGTGAAACACCATATTGTGAAGTTCCTACAGCCACGTTAAAAGTTCCAGATGTGTTTGCATACAAAGCACCAGAACCTATACCAACATTATCACTTGCAGTATTGACTCTACCCGCTTCATTTCCAACCCAAGTACAACCATTAGCAGTTGTCTGTGTTTTACCAGCATTAGAACCTATAGCCGTATTGTTAGTTCCTGTTGTCACATCTTCTAAACAAAGATAGCCCACAGCACTATTATTTGATGCAGTTGTACATGATTCCAAAGCACCTCTACCAACAGCAGAATTAAAATCTCCTGTAGTTAATACTTTCAAAGCACGATTACCACAGGCAGTATTTTTTTCTCCAGTTGTGTTACCTGTTAGGGCTGATCTACCAATAGCAGTATTTTGACTGCCAGTAGTGTTAGCATCTAAAGTTTCATGTCCGACAGCTACATTTTGATCTCCAGTTGTGTTTTCCTTTAAACTTTCATATCCAAGTGCTGTATTATGATCAGCAGTCGTGTTGCTAAATAAAGAAGCACTACCAATTCCTACGTTTTGAGTTCCTGTTGTATTAGATGATAAAGATGCATAACCAATCCCAATATTATTATTTGCAGTAGTATTAGCATCAAGTGTAAAAGCTCCAATACCTACATTATTTGCACCAGTTGTATTTGCCTTAAGTGTATCATGGCCTAAAGCAGTATTATAATTTGCTGTAGTGTTACCCCTAAGTGCATCTCTACCAACAGCTACATTACTGCTTCCTGTAGTGTTGTCATTTAAACATGCAACACCTATAGCCACATTTTCCGTACCAGTTGTATTAGATAATGCAGCGTTCATGCCAACAGCTGTATTGTTATCGCCAGTGGTATTTGAAGTTAGTGCAGATGCACCTACAGCAGTAGATTGAATCCCACTAGTGTTTTCTTCTAATGCAGTTTTACCAACAGCAGTATTATTATTGCCTGTATTCATTTCTAAGGCCGAATTACCAACAGCTGTACAATTATTACCTGAAATGTTAGTACTAAGAGAACTCGTACCAACAGCAGTGTTAGATGAACCTGTGGTATTTACATCTAAACTGTTATAGCCCACTGCAACATTACCAGTTCCACTTGTATTTGCTGTTAATGCACTTGTACCTACCGCAGTTAAATT